GAGTTTGGTAAACCGCCCGAACTCGTGGCCCAGCATAAGCTGGTTAAAGCCTATTTGGAAAAAACACGCATGGCCTGCGACAAGGGTCAAATCGAGACGCTCAACTCTCCAGCCATGACTGCTGAACTCTACGGCGTCATTGACCCAATGACAGAGCTCATCAACAAGCTCCTATTGGAAAACCTAGAAACATCCCGTAAGTATAAGAAATCGGCTGACGACGCACTCATCACTTTTGAACGCTTCGCCAGTGTAGCCGCTGGGCTTGGTATCGTATTTGCAGTCGCTCCGTGGATAAAGCCTAAGAATGGGCCGTCTGTTATAGTTAAGCCCAAAAGCCGCAAGAAGCGCGCGAAGCGATAAGCAATTTTGACGTCCGTCGCAGTAGCGATGGAACAAGTCATCACATTTGCAGCCTCGACCGGAGCCATTGACACCGAAGCCGGCGTCATCCGTGGCGTCTCGCTGATCACCAAAGGCCCAGCTCTCGGCCACGGCGTCATGATTGACGACAAAACCTTGGAGCAAGTGAAGACTGCCGCCGAGCAATACGCTGGCGGACTCAAGGTGAAGCTCGACCACTCTGGCGGTGCGGGCGACATTGTTGGCTACATCGACGCGCTGCGTATCGACGGCGAGAAGCTACTGGGCGACCTGCACTTGCTGCAAAACTCTCCGCACCGCGCTTACATTTTAGAGATTGCTCAACGGATTCCTGACACGTTCGGGCTTTCCATCGCGTTCTCTGGCCCGTCGGAAAAGTCATCCGACAAGCTAACCACTTTGCAACGGTGCTCAGAAATCTACTCGGTGGATCTCGTTTCAGAGCCTGCCGCAAACCCCTCAGGATTTTTTGCCCGTAAACTGAAACAACTTCAGAACGGAGAAATTGAGCAACCCGAAGCAAAAATCGAAATCGAACTTCCTATGAACGAAGAAATGAAAAAAGCTATCGAGGGCATGATTCAGTCTGCCATGATGGGCATGAGCGATAAAATCGCCAAGCTCGAATCCATGCTGCCTCCCGTAGAGGACAAGCCTGCCGCTATGAGCGCGCAGAATGAAGTCGTGCAACTCGCTGCGAACACCGCCGCGCTCGCTGCCGTCAAAGAATTTGCCAAGTCGTTCGGTGCGCCTGCCGCTCCCGTCGCCTCGGCTGAGGCTCCCAAGCCTGCCGTGCAATCGCAAAAATTCGAGGAGATCGTCGCCGCCAAAGCCTCCGAGCTGAAAGGCGACAAATCTGCCGCGATCTCGTTTGCCATCAAAAATCACGCTGACCTTTACGCCGCTTATCGTGCGCGCGTGCAAGGCGGCGAAATCGTTAAACTCTAATCCTATAAACCAACATGGCTACTTCATTCAACAACACTGGCACGTTCGTGGCTAATGCGGCTATCACCGCTTTCCGCCTCGTGTCCATTTCCGCAAATCGTGGTGTCGGTCTTGCCGCTACCGCTTCGCTTCCTGACGGCGTTGCCGTCATCGACGCCGCCTCTGGCGATCAAGTCACCGTTCAATTCCTCGGTGGTAACACCGTCAAAGCGACCTTGCTCGCTGGCCCCGTGACCGTTGGCGATACGCTTTTCAGCGTCGCTTCCGGCCAAGTCGCCATCACCGGCACGATCACCGTTGGCAAATCGCTGACCACCGCGTCTGACGCCGGTGCAATCGTCGAGATGCTGCCCAAGAACATCTAATCTCAACAATCTACTAAACTAACATGTATACGAATTCTGCTGCAATTTTCCGTGGCGACGTCGCTGGCGTTCTCGAACAAGCTAAGGACTGGGAGTCCGGTTTGATCGGTACGGCTGTGATGCCCGTCCTCAACGTTCCTGTCCGCGCTGGTCAGTATCCGTCTTTCGTTCTGAAAGAAGGCCAACTGCTCAAGTCCGAGGTCAAGAACCGCGCGCCTTACAGCACCTACGCTCGCGGCACCCGCGCTTTCAATCAGGACACCTACACCGCGCTTGAGTACGGTTACGAAGAAGCCGTTGATGATACGGTGACGCTCGACGTCGCTCGTTTCTTCGATGCCGAAGTCATCGCCGCCAAGCTCGCCAAGCGCAAGCTGCTCCTCGCTCACGAACTCCGCGTCGCTGCTCAGATGTTCAACACGAGCAACTTCACCGCCACGAACTCGACGACTGCTTGGAGCACGGCCAATATTGCCACGTTCGATGCTGCTCAGGACGTGCAAGACGCTCTCGACCGTATGCTCGCCAAGGGTGAATCCACGAGCAATGCAAAAGTCGTGATTCCATATCCAGTATGGACGCGCCTCCGCGCCTCGACGAAATTCCAGAACCGCCTTCGCGGCACCGGTCTTTCGAGCGACACCATCCTCAACGCTTCGACCCAAGCCGCTGCCGAAGTGTTCGGCGTCGCCGAAGTTCTCATCGGTCGCGCGTCCTACGACTCCGCTCCCGAAGGCGTTGCGTTTAGCTCCAGCAACGTCTGGGCGAACACCTACGTCTGGGTTGGTAACGTCACCGAGGCCTCCGCTGGCTTCTTCGGTGGTGGCGCTGGCTTCACGCTCAACTGGTCCGAGTACGGCCCAGCCATCGGCGTCAGCACCTACCGCGATGAGTCGATCAAATCGAACATCGTCCGCGCTTCGCACTACACCGCCGAGAAGGTTGTGAACACGAACGCTGGTCAGCTCATCACGACCCAGTTCTAATCCTGATTAAGTTCAGTTCTAAAGCCTCACGCCTCACCGCGTGGGGCTTTTTGTTTTGACGGTTCGCGCGTCTTCTATTGACCGAAGCAAAACACACGACCATGACGATCTCACTCTGCGTAATTTGTGGCAACGAGGCGCACCACATCGAGGCAATGCTTAAGTCGTTCGTCGGACTGATCGACGAACTCTCACTTGTCCGCGCCATTGGCTCAAAGGAGCCGGACGACACCGAGCGAATTGCGCGCGGGTGGTGCATCGACAACGGCGTCAATTTCGTTTTTAGCGAGTATCGCAACGGAGTCACGGCGCAGGCTTGGAAACACGTTGATTCGTTCGCCAAGGCACGCAATCAGGCTTTCACGTATGCGACCGGCGATTGGCTAGTCTGGGCGGACTGCGACGACGTTTTGGCACAAGCCGACGACCTCAAGAGCAAGCTCGCCGAACTCTCCGAAGAGGTGCTGATGGTGCGCTGTCCTTACGACGTGCGCGGAACCGGAAAGAAGCTGCAACGCGAGCGGTTCATCCGTCGCAGCGCGTTTCAATCTGGGCGTGTCTGGCATCACGACGTGCACGAAAACCTGCTACTTTTGCCCAACGACCGGCACGTTGAGTGGTCGGCGCCGGTCTGGAAGCACGAGCCGGTCGCGATCAAACAAGACAACCGCAAGCGCAACCTTGCCATCCTTGGCCGCAGCGTAGGCGAAGCGGCGACTCAGTATTTTTATATCCACCAAGAGCACTACTGCTCCGGCAATAAACCAGCCGCCGAACAGTTTGGCCGCATCGCGCTTTCGTTTCCGAACCTCGATGACTCTTTCCGGTACGAGGTTCAGCTTAACCTTGCGCGCATCTCGGCGAGTCGGCGCGAGTCGATGCAGTTCGCAATGGGCGCGCACGGCGTCTTTCCGTGGTGCCGCGAAGCCATCGCCTCAATCATCATGCTCGCTTTCGAGAAGAACGACGGCAAGCGCGCGGCGTGGTGGGCGTCTCGGATGCTGACCTTGCCCGAACCGGCGCAGAAAGATCGTCCGTGGACGCACGAATCGAAGTGGTACGGCTGGGCTGGGCATGATCTCGCCGCGCGTGCATATCGCTTGGCTGGCATGGTGGCGGACGCGAACGCGCTCCAACTGGTTTATCATAAGCACACTGAGCCGACCATCCGCATCACGCAAAAGACGCTCGGCAACTCGACCCGCTCGGTGTCATTCCGTGACGCTTGGCTCTCCACCGCGGCACGGCCCGAAATCGTCGAGCACTACTTTCAAATAAAGGCCGACGACGCCGAGACGTTGGCGATGGCGAAGCAGTTCTTGCATCACGTCGGCGAGCGCACCGAAATTGAACGCGCCTCAATTTTGGCAGCAATTGAGATTTACGTCGAAGACGGCATGGTGCCGCCGAACAACTGGGACGAGCGCGTGCTGACTTGCGGTGAAACCGTGATTGATGCGGAGAACATCGAGCGAATCCTTGGAGCTAAAAAGCCATGATTCCAGAACCCGCTATTGTCGTTTGCACAAAGAACGCGCGCTGTCTCGACGTGATGAGAGCGTCGATCAAAGCCTACGTTCCGCACGGCATTCGCACCTACGTTTCGCACGGACTCGGCCCGACCTTCGGCGAGGCTTACAACGAGGCGGCGCGCATCGCGTTCAAGGAGCATGACCAGCTCGTGATCTGCAACGACGACATTGTTTTCACTCCGACGACGTGGGCAAAGCTCATGGGCGACGTGAAATTACTTCGCGAACATTATCCAGACCTCGGCTGGGTTGCGACGCGCTCGGACTACGCGCGCGGAGAACAGAACATCCGAAGCGGACGCGGGCAAATAGACTTCCTGCGATTTCCATCTGAGAGAAACATAATACAAGCAAGCGTCATCGCGCCAATCTGCGCGTGGATTCATCGCGACGCATGGGTGGATTTTCCTCCGCTCAACTGGTTCTCCGACGACGTGCAATGCCTCGACATGAAGCGACCGCATTTTATCTCGCGCGCCTACGTTCACCACGTCGGAAGCCAGACCTGCGGCAACGACGCGCAAAAGTGCATGGACGATGCCGAGCCTTGGCTGCGCGAGAACCGGCCCGAGTTGCACGCGCGGTGGTATTTAACAAAAGGCGCATAAGTATGGCCGCCGTGCGAGACTTTGACCCGACTCAGATCAACGCAGACTTCTCCGCAATTTTGGAGCAAGCTGGCATCGCGTTTACTTACCAAGGAAACAGCATCACCGGAGTCTGGTCGGCTTCGCGTGACGCGTTCGCGGACTTTGAAGATCAACGCCGCGACGATTCCAAGTTCACCGTGTTTCTTTTGACGACGAGCGTGAGCGCAACGCCGAAGGTCACGCAGACTCTTTCGCGCGCTGGCATTACCTATTTCATCGAACGCGTGACACTCGACGCCGAGGGAGCGGGTTGTGAAATCGAAGTCTGCAAAGTGATATGATTCAGATCGAGACGAGTTTTCATCGCTTGGAATACCAACTGGCGCGCCTTGCTCTGGCCGCAAAGGTCGATCTCGGCTTGGTGATTAAAGAGGAAGCCAAGTACGCGATTCAGACCATCGTGAAATTCACCCCGCCGAAAACTAAACAGCAAGGCGTCAATGCTGTTCGCGGTGACTTTAGCAGATTGGCCCAGCCTTTGGTTTATAGTGATCTCAAAACAAAGGCAACGAAGGGCGGTTTTTATGGTTCGATGGCGAAGTATGTTCGCAATCGTGATGTCGAAAAAATGCGCGCGCTTTTGCGTAATCCAAAGCTCACCGGATACTACGGAATGAAACTGCTTGAGAACGAAGATGCTCTAAGGAACGAACACAAAGCACGAAGAAATGCTCGTGGCAGAATAACCGGAAAAGCCACCGCTCTAGCCTTTGGAGCAGACTTTAAAAAATACAGGAAAGAAATTGAAGGCCGTGTCGGCTGGACAGTATCAGGATGGAACTCATCGGCAAAAGTTGCTGGTGCGCGCTACAAGAAATTCTCTGATAGATTGAAACCGCAAGGCGGGCTTAATGGACGCTTGTTTGGTTATGTCAGTTCTAGTTTTGGGGAAAGACCTTTTATCAAAGCAACCGCATCGCACGTCAAAATTCCAAACTATCAACGCATGGTGGACGGAGCGATCAACTCACGAGAACGCACTACCATTAAAAAGATCAATGCGGTTCTCGCAAACCGCGCCGTCAATCTTGGATTCACCAAAGTAAACGGAACAATGCCACTTCTAACCGCCGCCGCATGAGCACACGCACAAACATCCGCAACGCCACCGCAACCGCTCTTACGTCTGCTCTGGTCGTTCCTACGGCTAACATCCTGCGCGGGCGCAACAACACGATTGCCAGCGTCAGCTTTCCGTCGGCTGCAATCTATGCCGTCACCGAGCAAATCGAAGTCCGCACGCTCGGCCCAAGCAATCGCACGCAGTACCGACAGCTTCAACTCGTCGTTGATTACTTCACGGCGGAGAGCGGCACTTACCTGATCGACGATCTTTTCGACACCGGCTCCGCTGCCGTCGAAGCGGCTGTCTTGACCGACGTAACGCTCGGCGGTGCTTGCCAAGACCTTCATTTGACGAATGTCGAATATGTGATCGAACCCGACGAGGAACGCCGCTGGGGCACTGCTCGTCATACATTTAACGCAATTTATTTAACCACTGACTAATATGGCTACCAAACTTGGCCGCGATGGCCTTATCAAAATCTCGTCTACCACCATCGGCGAACTCCGCAATTACTCGCTCTCGCACTCCTCTGACACCGTCGAGGATAGCGTGATCGGCGACGTCTACCGCACGCGCCAAGGCTCAATGAAGACTTGGAGCGCATCCGGTGATCTCTACTGGGACGAAGCCGACGCCGGCCAACTCCTGATCACCATCGGCTCGACCGTTACGCTCAACCTTTACCCAGAAGGCGCTACGTCCTCGGACGTTTATTACAGCGGCTCGGCCATTGTCACGAAGTTCGACGTCTCGGCTTCGTTCGATGGTCTTGTTGAAGGTTCGATTGCCTTTGAAGGCAACGGCGCGCTCTCGACCCTGACTGTTTAACGCTAGAAAAAAACACAAAACAAAACACACACATGGAAGCTATTGATCTCGTCCGCGAACATTTCAACAACCTCGGCACCAAACGTATCGAGGTTCCTGAGTGGAAGCTCGTGATCTTCTCGACGCCAATGACCTTGGCTGAGAAAAACCGAGTATATAAGAAATCTCAGAACAACGATATGGATTTGCTCGTGGACATTTTGATAATGAAAGCCACGGACGAGAGCGGAAAGAAGCTATTCACCATCGAGCACAAGCCGACCTTGCTCAACAAGGCCGATAGCAACGTGGTCGCTCGCGTCGCCAATCAGATTCTCGCCGACAGTTCCGCGAATCTTGAAGACTTAAAAAACTAATCGGCGGCGATGAAGGTGCCGACCTCCTCGCCGTCTACAGCATCGCTGAACGTCTCGGTAAATTTAGTCACGAAGTCCTCGCTATGCCAGCCGACGAAATGAATGGCTGGATTGCTTACATTAACCACCAAAATCGACTGAGAAAACATCATGGCAGCTGAAGCTACATTTATCCTCAGGGCGATTGATTCTACAAAAGAAGCATTTGCGAAGGTTCAAAATTCCCTGCAAAAATTAAAAGGCGAATCTAGTCTTGTTGCTGGAGCAATGAAGAAAGCCTTTGATTTGAAAGGCATCGGCATGGCGGCAATCATTGCATCCGGTCTTTCTCTTTCAAATGTTATAGAAAAAGTAACTCAAACACTCGTTGATGCAATTACTAGATTTAGTGATGTTCGCAGAGTAATGAAAGAAACGGCTATTGAAGTAGCTGAAATCTATAAAAAAACTTATTTTCAGCTTATGACTGACGAAGATAAGTATGCTTCGTTGCAGAAAGATCGTGCTGTAATTCAAGAAAAAATAAATGCTTTAGCGATAAAAGAAAAAGTAATTAGACAAGTTGCTACGGGCGGAATGGGTGGCGTTAAGATGGCTATGGCCGAGACAACTGATCTTACAAAAGAAGAAGCAGAGGCTTTAAAAGAATTAAGAAAGCAACTTGCTGGTGTAGATTCAGACATGACCAATCTTCTGGTCGCTGCAGACAATAGATCGTTTCAAGAAAACATGGCTGCTCAAGTTGTAGCGGCTCAAAAATCTGCTGAGGCTTTTACGAATCAGCAAGAGCGCGTTAATGCTTCGCAAGTTGCTGTTCAGAAATTAGGAGAAACAATGAATGTTGTTTCTGCTTCAATGGATAAATTGACTGCCGAGCAAATTGCTTACGGAGAATCGTTAAAGGCTTCAGTAATGACTCCTCTTGAAAAATACATTTCTGAAACTGAACGTCTAAGTCGATATTTTAAAGCAAATATTATAGATCAAGAAACATTTAATCGTTTAGTAAATGAAGCTGCCGATGTTTATGCATCATCGGAAGAAGCACAGCGTAAATATGTTGATTCACTCGGAATGACCACCGAGGAAACCGAACGTCTCAAAAAAGCACTCGGCGAACTTCAAATGATAAATGACGCTGGCAACATTATCGCTCAAGGTTTTGAAGACGCAATTCTCAGCGGACAAAAACTACAAGAAGTCGTAAAAGGAATCGCTCGTGATTTGTTGCGTATGGTATTTCAACAAACTATTACGGCGCCTCTTGCTGCTGGCATTTCTGGTGCACTTAAAACTATGGTTGGTGCTCGCGCAATGGGCGGCCCAGTCTCAGCCAACAGTCCTTACGTCGTCGGCGAACGCGGCCCAGAACTATTCGTGCCTCACGCCAGCGGCTCCATAGTTTCCAACTCGAACATGAACCAAGGTGGCGGCTCCGCTGGTTCTTCGATCAATGTGAACTACAACATCGCCGCAGGCGTTACGCGCAGCGAACTCGCGCCGATCTTGGAGCAAGAACGTCGCCGCCTCAAAGCCGAGATTCCAGACATGGTGCGCCGTGGTGGCGCGTATCGTTCAGCCTTCGCGTAAACATCATGGCAATCTCCTATCCACTCACGCCGCCTGCTGCGCTTGAAGCCTCGCGCCTGTCCTTGACCGGACTCAGCGCAGTCTCGCGCAACGTCTCGCCGTTCACGATGCAGGTGCAGCAATACAACTGGCAAGGCCAAGGCTGGATTGGCACCGTGGATTGCCCGCCAATGACGCGCACCGCAGCCGAGCAAGTCATCGCGTTCCTGCTCATGGCCCAGCGCGGCACGTTCTATTTTCAAGACTTCGCCAACCCGACGCCACGCGGCAACGTGACCGGCACGCTCACCGTTTCCTCGGCTACGGCCAACGGCACGACGCTAGGAATCAGCGGCGCCACCGGCTCATTCGCTGCGGGCGATTGGCTGCAAATCTCGACTTCGCTTTACAAGGTCGTCCAAGTAAATTCGTCGTCATCGGTGGACGTGTTTCCAGTCCTACGCTCATCGTACGCGGGCGGCACCGCGATCACTTACAACAACGCCAAGGGCGTGTTCCGCCTCGCCGAGCCTTCGACGCAATGGAGCATCGACACGGCCAAGTTCTACGGCGTTTCGTTTAACGTAATGGAGGACGTCGCGCAATGAGCATCACCACCGCAGGCCGCTCTCTCAGCAACGACATGACGACGCAGGTCAGCGCGTCGCAACTCTCTCCGATCATTCTCGCGTCGCTCTCGTTCGAAACTCCGGTTAATCTTTGGAGCGGTTACGGAACGATCACCTATGCTGGCACCGGCTATCTCGGCATTGGCACGCTCGGCACGATCTCGCCAGTCGAGGAGACGACCGACCTTGCCGCACGCGGTATCTCGATGCAGCTCTCAGGCGTGCCGACCGCGTTGATTGCCGTAGCTCTTACCGAGAACTACCAAGGCAAGGCTTGCTCGGTGATGTTCGGCGCGCTCGATTCCAGCGGCTCGCTCGTCTCGTCGCCGATCACGGTTTTCTCTGGCCGCATGGACGTGATGAGCATTAACGATGACGGTCAGGACGCGACGATTGGAATGACTGCAGAAAACAAGCTCGTGGATTTTCGGCGTCCGCGCGAAGTGCGTTACACCGATGAGGAACAAAAGAATCTTTACTCAGGCGACAAAGGCTTGGAGTTCGTGAACTCAATCCAAGAAAAAGAAATTTACTGGGGCAACGCGAAGATGTCCGCGCCGGTAAACGACAACGGTGGCGGAAACTACGGCCCGACTGAATACGATTAACCATGCCGACCCGCTGCGCCAACTGGCCCGAAGCTCTCGCCGCCTACATTGACCGCAAACGCAACGAGCCTTTCGCTTGGGGCGTGAACGATTGCTGTCTGTTTGGTGCCGACTGGATTCAGCTTTGCACCGGACTTGACCCAGCGGCGACCTTGCGTGGCACTTATGACCGCGCGCTTTCTGGCGTGCGCGTGCTGGAAAAACACGGCGGGCTGATCGGAACTATTGAGACGCACATGGAACCTCTAGGCTTCAAGCCAATCAGCCAAGGATTCGCGGCGCGCGGTGACATTGCGGTGCGCGATTGCGGCAACGGCGACACGATGGGAATCATGCTTGGTTCAACGGCAGCTTTCGTCGGCAAGGATGGACTTTTGTTTGCTGAATTAAACGACGGCGTGGAAACGCGCTTCTGGAGAATTTAAAAATGCCACAAGCAATCGCAATCGCTATTTTATCAAATTTCAGTTTCGCCACCGTCGCGGGCGCAATTAAGGCGGTCAAATTTCTGGCGGCAGTCATTAAGTTCATCGCAATAACCGCGTCCTCAATGGCCGCGTCCAAGCTCCTTGCGCCAAAGGCTCCGAGTTTTTCGGATTCATCTCTTTCTCAACGCTCGCAAATGGTGCGTTCGCCAATCGCTGCGCGCACGATTGTTTATGGTCGCTGCCGCGCATCGGGAACCGTGGTTTATATGTCCACGACCGGAAGCAAAAACGAGTATTTAAACATCGTTATCGCTCTAGCTGGCCACGAAATCCAAGAAATCGAGGAGGTATATTTCAACGACGACCTCGTTGGTCTTTCTGGAAACGCAGCAACGGG